ACTAGAAGGAACGACATTTCCCTCTACCTGTAAAGCTCCGTAGTCAGTTAAAGTTCTAACCCCAATGCCTATGCGTCTACTAGAAAAATCACCGTATAGTAATGGTATTAAACCAGACCCTTCTGGATTATCGCATAAGTATTGAGCGTCAACTTGATGAGAAGCAACATACAGTTTATTGCTTTCATCTTTGTTTGCGTAATATCCTGCACCGTGACCAATAGCTACATTAAAATTACCAGATTTATTTCTGTTTAATGTATAGTTTCCAAGCCCTAAGTTACCAACCCCAATAGTGTTGCCGCCAAGCGAGCTATGTCCTACCGCAGTATTATCCTCGCCATAAATATTGCAATTTAAAGCGTGGGATCCAATGGCTGTATTGCGAACACCTTGGTAGTTGGACTTAAGGGCAGCATAACCAAAAGCAGAGTTATCTACGCTAAAATAGCCTTCAAAGCCTAATTTTTCTAGCGTAAATTCTCCAGCCTTAGTTGTTCTTGAGGCTGGAGTAGCAAAATTATTGGCATTGAGATCTTTGCCAATAGTTAGAAGATGTACAGAGTCTATAATATCCAATAAGTTATGCCTAATATCGTGTGGGGATATTAGACCAGTTGAATTATCGGATATCTCTGTAACTATATTCTCAACAAGTTGGGACTTGCTTAAGATCATGCTATTCTTTCTACTTTAGACTGATTTCTAAAGAGTTAGTGTCGAATTTGATATTATCACCAGTATAAACGTATCTTGGATTTTCTAGTTTAGCATACATAAGCATATTACCAGAAGAGTAATTTGCTGTATCAACGATAGCTATGCCAGAAACCCAACCCCAATCCGTTAAAGCGGTGTTGAACACTAACTGAAAAGCATTTCTTATAAAACCGTTGCCGTCATATGAAGTATAGCCGGGATCAGAAACGACACCGGACTGTTGTAAACTTGTTGGAGCATAGAATGTCACAGATGGGAATTCTTTGAATTGCCAAGCTGATGAAAAGCCTTGTGGTTGTCCAGTATTGCTCTTGTCAGAATTAGTTGCTGTTTGATTATTTAGATAGAGTGGATAAAAATATCCACTAATTCCCACTTTAGCTCCAGATGTGCTAGTACCATAGACAGAGTAGGTTGTTAGGTCATCAACGCCAACGTTATTCCAAGTGGCATCGCCAGAAGTAGCTGGATTGAATAAGTTTATTCTTTGATATCCAGTACTTACAAAATTATTGCCTCTAGCAACACCAGATGGTAATTCTGGTATTGAGCTTCCAGTGTTCGAATCTAGTGGAACACCGCTTGTTAAAGCTATGGCAAGTTGTTGTGGTCTAGTAAAAGCCGTATTTCTAAATATGTGACTAAGTAGACCAGACTCAAGATAATCCGATAATGCTGCCATATTTTTCTCCTAATTAGAAGTCCTCAAAAAGAACATGTTCTACACTATTATACACGAAAAAAGCCACCCCCAAGCGATTGAGGGTGGCCTTCTCCTGTCCAACTTGCCCTAATGTTTAGAAATTAGAATGAGCCAAGAATGACTCTTCTGTTGTCTAGAACACCAAAGCCAAGCTCTGCGAAACCATAGTAACCAGCGCGTTGCTGACGATGGAGAGTTGGGTCTTCGAAGACCTGTAGCTGCTCCTTCACGGGCATGACGAAACTATCGTTGGTTGACTGATCAAGACCAACAACTAGTTCAAGGTCACTACCCTGCACGTTACCGCTGAGATCATTGCTGAAGAAGTCTTGATATTCTTGACCTTCGCCAAGTTCATCAAGGTCATGTAGATTTACACCGAAGATTCTGGTGATGGGAGCGCCACCCTCAGAAGCTGTGTAGATCTCACGACGAGTTACTTCGTCAACTTGATCTAGACCCCAGTTACGGACATCCTCTAAGGCTTCTGGTGAAACATAGAGGTCAGTTAGGCGACCACGACCAACTGATGCCGAATTGCCACCGCTATTACGACGCATTACTGTCTGCATAAGAGAAACGAGTCTCTTTGAGAAGATGCCAGCAGTAGCATCAGCGTCATAAACTAGGATGTTACGATCAACGCCAGCGGCGAGAAGGGTGTGCCAGCCGTCATCGTTCATCTTCTTGGTGAAACCAGCTTCCATAACCTGCATAGCACGACCAACGATATCCCATCTGGCTTCGCGGGCATAGCGAAGTAGATAGTCAACCGATGATGTGATACTATAGGTTGGGATCATTACATAGTCACCCTCAACTGAACGCTCTGGAATTCTTCCGTGGCCGGGATTGGTGTAAGCGACATGCTCACCTTCTAGGCCGGGAGAAACGAGGTCGAGAGGATACTCTGTTGTCGAACCGGGTTCCACGGTAATAGTTTCGAAAATACTACCGAGGATATTACCGACTAGAACGCCCTTACGGAGAGGAAGTTCTAGAGCCTTTGCAAACTCACGTTGAGCAGCAGCGGCTACATTGATATCGGCATCCCCTGACTTACGTAGGAGAGCGATAAACTCATCGCTAGGTCTTTTGTTTAATGGCATGTTTAGTTCTCCTTGAGATGTTGAATAAATTAGGGGAGGTTGACTTCTACTTTGGCGTAGCCGTCTTCATCCTTACTTGAAAGGAAGCGGCCTACCTGTAGCACACCCGAACTACCGGGACTATCTACTCTTAGATTGCCAGCGTTTACGTGGCAAGCATAGGCAGGATCACCGGCGTTTACAGTTGCGCTTGTGATACTATTTGTTACAACATACCCCTTACGGAGAACTGTAACCTTACCACCCTTCTGCACTTCATCCTTATGCTGGTTGAGGTGAGTACGGGTTAGATCCTTATTAACAACGTCGTTTAGTAGAATACCTACTGGGCGACTTGCCGAAGTCACGGCAGCGTACTTCACAAGGTTAACACCTTGATCCATAGCAGCGCCAGAACCGGCTGTATCATGAACAACTACACCACCGCGAGTAGCAGTGCCTTCGTTGTAAAAGAAACTGATATCAGTTTGAAGCTCGTATCTATCTGATTTTAGGGCCATAGTTTTTCTCCTGTTTAAATCACTTACGTAGGACGTTTTCTGTTAGCCACTCTGCCACACTAGCTCTTGTGGACTCTAACTCATCTTTCACATCAGAAGCGTCTACAAGAGTGGCTTCTGTTGATTTTACTTCTTGGAAGAGTTCGTCGGTAACTTCTTCTTCTTTGGCTTCTGTTGTTTCTGTGGCAACAGCAGCTTCCGAAGCCATTTCCTTCTTTTCTTCCTTCATCATCTTATCCTTCATAGCGCCCCACTTCTTTTTCATAGCGGCGACTACGGCTTCAAAAGCCTCGTCACTGAGGGCATCATAAAGTGAAAGAGATTCTTCGGCCTCTGCATCTTCAAAGCCAGCCATAACTAGCTTATCTTTACGCATACGGTCTTTTTCTTTCTTTTGCATATCCTTCATAGCAGCCGAAACTTCTGCTAGCTCTTTTTCCTTTTCGACTAAAGAAGCTTCTAATGAAGCAATTCTTTCTTCTGAAGTCTTAAGTGCTAGGTCTTTTTCGGCAAGACTACTCTCAAGAACCGAAACCTTTTCTGCAAACTCTTTGTTTACAGTCTCAACTTCGGCCTTAACAGTCTTGTTTTCTTCTTGCGAAGCTGCTAACTCACTTTGTAGATCTGCTAGCTGCTTCTCTAAGTTAGTATCTGACATATTAATATCTCCTTTAGAAACGTTTGGAATACTATACTGTTCGCTTACAGAGAAAGCTTTGCTAGAATCAAGAATAACACTTCTTGGATTAGCTGGTCTAGATACAAGACCTTTACCAGAAAAAGAAATGTCTCTCAATGATCTACCAATTTTATAGCCTTCGTACTCTCCTGTGCCACCATATGCTCTTAGATGTTTAGTCAAAAATGCTGACTCTTCACTACGAGCTATTAACCTTGAATTACCACCTTGATCTATGATTGCATAATCAAAACCAGCAAACAGACATTCCATAGAAACGAACCATTTGCCATCTTCGATTTCCGATATAATTTTTTGCATTCTCTGGCGATTATCTGGATTAGTCCAACTATTGTATAAAACAGCTTCTGTAATTATGTCAAATTCTGAGGGCGCTGGTGAGTCTTCTTGTGCTTCTATTTTCTTTCCATCTCTGTCTACTACATAACATCCAGTAATGTGGCCTATTATATCGTTTTCATTATGCATGAAATTGAATTGTTTATCTTCTGGTGTTGTTCTCGCGGCCCAAGTTTGCTGTGGATCAAACACATCATCATTTTTATTCCAACCGGTTGAAACCAATACCGACTTAAGATAATAGAGGTCGATTTGGTTTGGATTACTGGAGGCTTTAATCTTATTGATGATGCTGCGAGAAATGTCCCAAGAAGAATCTGAATCTATATTAGAAACAAGAATAGCCGGTGCGCAATAAGCCACTGAGGCTTGCGCTTTAATCTGCTCGGATAGTCCGTCTAATATTTCTTGTTGGTATATTTTCATAATGTGTGTCTCTCAAAAATAATATACACAAAAAGCAAAAAGCAATCTAAATTTCGCTATTTTGTTCAATATACACACCTATAACACTGCGTCTATATTTATCAATACTCATATTATCAATATTAATATCGCGTTCTTTTAGAGTGTGTGAAAACTCTGTTGGGGTCTTGAGATTAGCAGATAAGATAGACTTTATATCTTCTCCGGTAACTTCTTTCATAATATCTATATTTGTTAAGACATCTAGTTTAAGTTGCTCAAGATCAACGGTTTCAGCCTTTGTTAATTGTCTAAGATTTTTCTTTTTCTTCATGCCAAGAAATGCTGAATTAAGCGTTTCCGATATGGTGTCCCAAGATTCTTCTGCCCAAACAACTAACTCAGCTACTCCCGGTTGTGATCTTGGTTTGGCTACACGCTGTTTACGCGGACCTTGATCTGTAGACAATGGAGGTCTACCATTTGGGTTAGATGGGGCAGATGGTTTAGCTCCACCGCCACCAATTGGTGATGGTGCTTTGGGTTGTAATAATAGATCTTTTGGAACACTAGACTTTAAGCCAACATCCTGTGGTAATAATTTACCACTCTGTAAGCCAATCTTTTCCAAGTTCTCTTTGTGTTGAGGCGTGTGATATGGACCAGCCTTATTTGGATTCTTATCATCAGATCGATCTTCAACTTCTCTTTGTAGTCTAATTTTTTCGATTTGAGGAATCTCCTTAAATCTCTGTAGAAGTGTTTCTTGACTAATGATATCTCTATCTGCTAGTTGAATAAGTAGGTTCTTCTCAGCGGCTTCGTCGGATAGACTCATTTGATCAAACTGTATATGAGCCTTATATCTAAAGCCCATAGCCTGTCTAACGATTTCTAGCTCTTTTTCCCAAAACTTAATAAGTTGATCTCTTCCGTATTGAAGTCTTTCAACAAGCGTTTTGAGAGAGATAAAATTGTTAGTGAACCCACCGCCATTTGTAGCCATGCCAGTTAGCGTAGGTGGCACTCCAAGGCCAGCATAAATACTATTAAGTACTGCCGTATACTTTTCTGAACCCAAGAATTTGTAGACTTCGCTACTGGATTCTTTGAATGTTAATTCTGGACCCCAGACTAATTCCATTGTTCCACCACCAACATTACTAGCTAATACGTCGCGTAGCTTATTAATAGCAGCTTTATTTGGTAGAATCTTGTGTTCTAGATTGCCAAGAGTCCACAATCTAATATTTGAGATAGCCCCGTCTAAAGCTGACAAGTCTGCTAGTCTCATTTTCTCTAGCATGATAATATCGTCTAAAATAGCATAGATCATAGGATTGGCCCACTGCTGCCAATCATCCTTCTTGTAGTGAAATACGCTAAGTCTATCGACATCTAGTGGGACTTCTTTTTGTCCGCTCTTTAGGGCATTCTTGATATTTTCTGGTAGGCTATTGATAACATCATTTGGGATATCGCCATCAGTAAATCTATCAAAAAATGTGCCAAGATTTATTGTGTAAGCGGGACTACCTAAGAATATGGACATCTGTCCATCTTTTAGCTTAACTGTGAGTGGATTGAAAAAGTTGTATCTCCAAGGTATAGTATTCTGGCGCATATTGGGAACTTCTACCTTAATATCAGCAGCTAGAGACTTCATGTACTGCGATAACTTTGGCGTTACATTAGCATAACTTCTATATACAATAACGTTTCCAGTTTTGTATAGGTTATTTAAGAAGCGTTCTGATCGCTCTTTGCCGTTAATGCTTCTAAACCATTGCTGATAAAACTTTTCAACACTTTTATTTTGATGAACTATTTGAATACCTTGACAGCCAAAATCACCCATAAGATCAATGATATTTCTAATAATACCAACTTTATCGTAGGCGTCCATGCACATTTTGATGGCTCGACGCTGTTGGGTTGGGACGGCTTCGTTTGGTCTGAATGCATAGTAATCTAAATGTGTGAATCCGGGTTTTACAGATCTACTTGGTTCGATATCTATGAAGTGACGATATGTGCTTCCTTGAGTTTTTGCTAAACCGCCATAAGAATCGACATTTTCGCTAAACTGTGACATAGCGTGAGCCTTACTAGACTCATTTTCATCAGACCAAGTAATCATGTCGTTATTCATTTTTTCCTCAATTGGATTGTAATCGGATTACAGTAATTAATACACATCTTTCATGCTATCAGTGAACCAACTGGGGCCAGAATACATCTTTTCGTTTTCTCCAGATGATCTATGACCACCAGTAGCAAATCCGCCATAAAAATTATAAGCCTCTTGAGTTGGCGTCCTTTGTAGAACTCTGGATGCCATATTAGCCATCAATAAGGCTGAATAGCGGTCTTTTCTCATTTTGCTCTTCTTGCCTGTTCCAACAATAACCTCTGGAGTATCCCACCTGTCTCTTCCGGCATTTGTTTGTGTCATTTGTATCATAGAAAGTTCATCTTTTAATTCTTCTATATCCATAACGCACTCTTCTAGTGTGTCAAACATTCTATGTTTAATATCGTCTTGAATATTTGATAAACCTAGGGATACGGCATCAAAGAATGGAAATAATAATACTTTATCTTCAAAGTCTTTTCTCATTCCGTGATTTGCTTCGGCTAACCATTCATGACGAGCAAATTGACACATCTCTAGAATGTGTAGACCTCTTTCGCCATCTGTATCTTTTGGCTTGTCATCATCTATCGTAGGCCATATTGGCAGTTCGCCCTCTTTAAGTTTATCATTATCATGAAGCGATTCCATAACAGCAACGCCACCGCCTTGTGCATCGATTGCTATATGAATACATGGGTAAAGAGCCATGAGATCGCGTATTTTTCTAGCACAATAAGAATAGAAATCGCTTTCTGTGGAGTAACCCTTTTTAACCTTTTCTTTATGCTCTGATCTTGTGGTTGTCCAGCAGTGTACAATCCTGCGATGGTCTGGATGCACTTCTAATACAACTATACTAAAATTATCTACTTCAGAAGCGGGGTCAACACCAAAGATATATCTTTTATTTGGATCTCCAATTAGAGATGCTTCGAAATGTATAATATTGTTTTTAGAATCAGTGATTGGATTTTCATTGTTAATAACGCATGATTCGATCAGCGATCTCTTAAAAAATCCTT